TAATGTTTTTATCCCAAGTACGTTGTCGGCTTTGCGGCTCCCGTTAGTAACAAAGGTGGCAAGAGCTACAAACGTATCAAAACCATCTGAGTCAAATACTGACGCAGCCTCGTGCACTTCATCAATGGACGAACAAAATCTGGGTACTACCCTTTTTTTATCTTTAATGCCTACTACACAATAGTACCCATCAGCGCCTAGAACGGCGCTTAGAAAGTCTTTAGGTTCCATAGCATTCCCACATCAGAGAAGAAAGGGGCCTGAACTAGCGCCCCTGTATTATTTTTTAATCGTCGTACGCGTCTAGTTCATCCAGCAAGCCAGCAAGATCAGGGGCAGTGGGGGCGGGTTCGTTTTTCTTTTTTGCCGCCTTAATTTTTGGTTCCTCCACTTCCTCGGACTCGTCCGCAGTTGAACTGCTGAGCCCTTCAAACAGCCCCAACGCCTCCTCCTCTACTTTTGGTTTTGGCTTTGGGGGTGCTGCTATTGGCCTCGGGGCTACCGATTTTTGAAACGCGGGGGGAGTATCTTCCTTTGGTTTCACGTACAGCGCAATAAGTTTCTCGGTGTCTGCGCTCTGTTGTGCCTCAATCGCCAACTCCAACTCCGACGCCTCTAATACCCGCAGTGCTTTAAAGCACAGTTTGGGTGTGGAAGAGTCAGTATCAAAACGTATTTCTGTAAGTAGAGAGGCTAACGGAGCGCGTTGCCCATCCAAGAAGCGAGCGTAAGACTGTAACGCCATCTTCTGCTTGTTGTCCCCGAACACACTAGTGGCAGGCAAAGAAAGCTGGTACGTCTCTTTAGAGTTAATGGAACCGCTTGCATCCGCCAACAGCAAAGCCACACGCTGAGAGAAACGACACGCCCGTCCTTCCCCCATGCCAGAACCTTTTATGTTTTGCTTACAGTCAAAACAAGACTCTGACTGGCGATCAGAGGCAATAACCTCGGGGGCGGGGCGTCCTGTGCTAGTATCGGCGGACCAGCAAACTGGGGCAGTGGTTTGCCCTTGCACAAACTGTCCCGCGTAGTACATGCGGGTAATCGGAGCAGTTTTAACCAGCACTGCCTTTATTGCACGCTGTTCAAGTTCCCCTACCTCTTGCCCGTTAACCACTTTGCGGAACACCCCGCCGCGGATACTTAAGCGGCTAACCCCGGACGTCGTCTGGCGACCAATGGCGTTAGTGTCTGGCTGCAGCTTAGCCAATAGTGCTTTATACGCTTCGGGCATATTTTCAAACAGTGTTACGTTACTCATACATCATCCTCATCAGTAAAGTTAAACTCCAATTGGACCGGAGTGTTTTTATCTTTTGTGTTATCACTTGCCTCTTGCTTCAATGCCGCTACTACTTCTGGGATACTGAACCTATACGTAGTGCCAACCTTTATGTAGGTTTGTTTTGGTATATGCCCTTTAGCCACCCAGTCACGCACAGTAGTGACCTTAACCGACAAATGCTTAGCCAGTTCCTCAAACGAAACATACCCATTTGTCATTTTTTCCTCCGTACAGTCACAGTGTATTCGCTATCACGATTTAGCCCCGGTGGTAGCAGGTCGGGGTGGTCTTCTAGGAACTGTTTCATGTTCCCTTGATGAACCCTTTTTTCCAACAACTCAGGTACTTCATGTTTGATGATGAACCGATTCATGGATTCCCAGTCGGATGTCCAATACTTAGAGCGCACCGATCGGTAAAAAGTCCCAGACTCCGTACGGACAGACTCTGCCCCACTAGAGTCGCAATGCTCCAACAGCGCCCTTTCCAGCCTATGCAGCTTTGAATCTATAACAGCTTGGGCAGCTTCAAAGTCAGTGGTAAGGTCTCGCTTCTTATCCCGCAGCTTTATATAAGCTGACACTACCCTATCAAGGTCTATGGTAGCCTCTCCGTCCATCGCATCACCTTTAAAGTATACTGCATGTAAAACTAAGTTTATATCACTATAGTTGAGTATGGTCAAGTTTAATGTTGTATGCTTACTCGTCAAGTACGTGTTTGTACAAGTCTATTATTTTTGAATGCACGTCGATTCTTTCTTCCAGCATTCTGTATATATGCTTCTCTACTTTAGAGCCTTGCAGCCGCACCACTGTACACGGGTGTTTCTGTCCTGCTCGATGCACTCTAGCGTTAGCCTGTGCGTACGTTTCCAATGAAGATACTGGAGACCACCACACAATCGTGTTTGCAGCAGTGAGGGTCACCCCGTGAGCCGCTGCTTGGGGTTGGATGACGAGTACTTGAGGGTCAGACGTTTCCTGAAACCTTTTAAATATCTCAGTCCGTTTAGCCGGGGACACATCACCCTGTATAATTTCGTTAGTGATCCCGTCTTTCGATAGCTTGGCTGCTAGTATATTTATTACGTGCCGAAACGGGACAAATATAAGTACCTTTTGGCTGGACTCTGCTATCACCTCCTTCAGCACGTTGTATCGGTTCTTGATATCAAACTCCACTACCTCTTTGTTGTCGGTATACACCGCTCCGCAGGCTATCTGTAGTAGTTTATTCATGCTTACTGCAGCGTTAACTGCGGATATCTGCTCCCCCGCCACCACTGCCATCAAGTCTTCTTTGATATCCAAATAGTACTTTTTCTGTTGGGCGGTCAGTTCTACTTCCCGCTTAACGTAGGTCATCTCGGGCAAGTCCAGACACTGATCTTTGGTAAATCGGATGGCCGGTTGCAAGGCGTTGAAGACTATGTCAACCGCGTTTGTTTTGGGCACCCACTTAAACGGAGTGAGTTGAACCATTACCATGTTCTTAAAAGCACCAAAAAATTGAGGTACGTTCTTAGGGGCGACAAGTTTAGCTAGCCCGTAAGCATCCACTGGCGATTGAGCCGCCGGAGTCCCTGTCATCAACCACAGCCATGTACTTGGAGTCACCAAACTGTTCAAAGCTTTCCACCGTTTTGTCTGTGCGTTTTTGTAGTGGGTAGCTTCATCCACGATGATGAGGTCAAACTTAGCCGCGGCTATGTGGTCTTTTACAATCTCGACGCCATCATAGTTTATGACAACGTATTCGGCTGTACTCGTAATGATGTCTATACGCTTGGCTTTACTGCCGTGGGCGATATCTACAGTGCGGTGCATGGCGAACTTAAAAAGATCAGTTCTCCATGCCGAATCCATAATAGACACGGGACATATAATCAAAACACGTTTGACTAGCCGCTCTTTCATTAAAAAATCAGAGGCCCATATCGCAGACCCTGTCTTGCCTGTGCCTTGTTCGTTAAAACAAAAAGCTCTAGGGTGCATCGTAAGGAACGCAGCGGTTGTTTTCTGGTGCTCAAACGGTGCGTACATCCCCGGCCAATTGTACTTGCCCATGATAGGCGAGGGCACGTCCCGTATGTTCATATTGCGCAACACACGGGACTCGTCCACACCCCAGCGCACCAGTACACTGTTGCTATCTATTTTTTTACTGCTTGGTATTGCGGCTAGTATTTTTTCGGGATTACGAACCCGCAGAAGTAAACCTCTGTTGTCTATAACCTGCATCACTCACCTTTATTTTTTATAGTTTCTAGCTCTGTTTTTACTGCTGCTCTCTATCTTGTAGCCGTCTTTGTTTGTGCCACCGCGACTAAGCGGTTTGTTGTGGCTAACATCTTTGCCCTCACGCTTATCCGCTTTGCCGTTCCCGTTCTTATCCACTCCTTTTTTGTCTATAACACGTCTAGCTCGCTGTCGTTCCATCCGGTTAGCATGTTCCCCACGCTCTTTCTGCTGCTGGTATTCTTTTTTGTAGGGCCTATCTTTGTTTACGTATGGCATTTCACTTACCCCCAATTACCGTTTGCCGTTATGTGGACATTCCAACACTACGCAGTGCGCCCGACACAGCCCAGTAGGCTTGGCGTTCCACACGTCGTTGGAGAAAGCCCGTTCCAAACCACCGTACGTCATCATCCACTTCTGCCACAGCGCCGATTGTTTTTCCACGGTGTACACTTCTTTAACAAACGCATTGCACACAACGAACAACAGCCCCGCTTTAACTACTTTTATTTCTGGGAAATGCCTGAACACGCACAACGCCATCAACTCAAGCTGCCCTTTATCCGCATACCGTGCGGACTTTCCTGTTTTATAATCAATTACTTTAGCTACACCCGCGACCTTGTCGATAATTAACAAGTCCGCTATTCCCCTGTACCAAACATCTTTTGCGTAAAAGTCGCAGGGTTCTAACCTTTCTGTTAACCCCATTTTATACTCGCAGAGTTTATCCCCCGGCATCTCCGCGAGCTTATCAAGTGCTGCCTTTGCGTAGATAAATCGGGGGTCTAGCTCTGCTTTTGCTTTTGATACGTAGTCTTCCGCTGCTTTATGGAACTCGTTACCGTACAGGATAACTTGGTTATTAAAATCTTCTGTGTAATCCTTCGCTACTTTTAGGTGGTAGTATTTCTTAGGGCACTGGTCGAACATTTTAATACTACTGAACGACCACGTAGGCTTTTTATCATTTACAGTTTTGGTTTCCACTTAACGCACTCTCCGTAGTTCTTGCCGGTTTCTACGTCACCGCGAACCGGGAGACCTTCTGCCCAGTGCGGAGTGAACCGCATACAAGAATCCACATAAGTAGCTGCTTCCTCTACTTCCGTGTCTCTTACGCAACATACTACCGAATCGTGTACGGTAAGTAAAACACGGTACTTTTTGGCTATTTGCAGCATCTGCTCCGCCATTATGCAACGCGCAATCGCTTGGCAGACGTTCTCCGTTACCTTCCCTCCGTACAGTTTTATGTATCCCTCTCTGGTCTTGTACGAGAACTGTGGGCCCTTATCTGTATCATCCGCGGTAAGGTCTGTGTAGTACATCATCAGCTCGGACGGTAGCTTTATGGCAGTAAGATTAGGCACCACCTCTAACACCCCGGCGCGGCCCAACGTGGACTCGTACCCCTGATACATATGCATTAAACAATTCTGTGCTTCCTTCCACAGCCCAACAATATTCTCGTTGGTTTCCCTGTACACCGATACGATCCGTTTGGCTTCCTTCTCACTCAACTCTGTACCGAACCCTTGCAGCTGTGCGCGAAACTTGTCTGCCCCCATGCCGTACCCGCACCCCAGTATGACGGACTTGCCCACAAACCGTTCTTGGTCCGTGATCTCTCCTTCCTCTTTGGTGTAGATCACCGCTGCCATTTTCTTGTACACATCCTCGCCTCGGGTAAATGCCAACACGAGGTCCTCTTGCTGTGCTAGCCACGCAAGCACTCGCGCTTCAATCTGTGCTGAGTCTGCTTGTATGAGTGTGTACCCCGTTGGAGCCACGATGCAGGACTTTAGCACCTTAGCGTTTGTCCCACGGCTAGGTAGGTTCTGCAGGTTTATCCGGTCAGACCCACCCCAACGTCCTGTGTGTGCAGCATAGTATTTTATGGGGACAGGCAGCGCCCCCCGCATCGCAATGTCTAGGAACCTCTCCGTACGTGTTTCCTCTAACGTGCTTTTTAGCCCGACCCTAGCTGCGTGTAGTGCCTGCACCCTTGAGTCCTCGTGTTCCTGTAATGCCTTAAACCCCTCGTCGTTCTTGGCAAACGCGAACGCTTCCTTGCCTGTGCGGATAGAAATTTTAGTGGGGGGAGTAACCCCCAGTGTTTGCAGT